GATTTATCGACCCCGATGGTTTCGGTACCAACTTTCCTTTTATTAATAATATTCATTATGTAAAAAGTGATATTGATTTTTATTTACGAAACGAAAATATCTACAGGAATAAACAAGATAAAGTTAAGAACGTAAACAAGTTTAAATGTTAATATGAAAATTCTTGCTAAAAATAATGACCAAACAATTATAATTCCATCAAACCAAATGTTTAAAACAGATTTGGGTTGGACTGATAATGCTGAGCAGATGGAGCAAGAGATTTTATACGAAATCATCAACCCAACTGAAAATTATGAAACTGTAAGATACATACATACTGCATATGACCAAGTTTCACCGATGTCTGGTAATACTTTTAACCAAACGGACATATGGTATAATTTTTATTTTTTGAATAGTTTTGGTAATTACTCACAAAATTATGAAGACGTTGGAATAACAATGGAAGAAAATTCTAAAATGTTAAAACAGTCAACAGAAAGTTTTTTCAGATTAGAGTTTTACAAAACTAATAGTGATGCATCACCAAATCAAACGAATAGAAGATTGGTTTTTGCTAAGAATTTATCACTCCCTCTTGGTGAAAGAATATATTATACCGGTACACCGTCGGGGGCAACGTTACCTCTAAACGATTTTGTTTATGTCCCTGTTTTCACTGGTTCAAACTACAGAAATACGGAAAATATGTACTTTTTTTGGTTTGCGGATGACTCACCATTTGATGAAACAAATATTACGGGAAATACATTTTATATGACCGCCAAATACTATAATGCAAAAGACGGAAGTGTTATTGATTTTGTAAATAAATCAAAAAATGTAAACGCAACAACACCGTATATTGAAGAAGAAGATGTCTACTATAAAGTAATTATAGATAGAACAAATTATTCTTATATAGTTTATGCGTATAATGGTTCATTAGGTACAAGAAAAGGGATAGTAACCGCACCAATAAATTTTTATGAAAGAAAACAATAATGGATATTAAATCACCAACAAAATACGAAATACTTAGGAAAAATATTCCTAATGTTAAATTGTATTCAAACGATGGTCCATATTGGTACAATAGTTTGGGTGGTTTAATATCGTGGTCGGAGTCTCAATATCTTGACCCTTTAGATGGTTTTATAGTGTATAACGTCACTGGTGGTACTGTTAGTAATGGATACTACATGTGGACAGGAACCACCATACCAACCAACTCTTACGGAGATGATGGTTGTGATTTAACTTTAGAACTATATGGTTGGAACAATATTACAAAAGGGGAGGCATATGGTGAACATATGTTACCAATATTTTTAGAAACACACGTTGACGAAATGGGTGTAATGGTTGGTTTCGATGGGGAACTTGAACAAGTTGAACAAATTTGCAACTTTTCTTATACTCAGACCGGTAACACAGTTCAGGTTTACAATACGGTGGACACGAGTAAAGTTTCTGAAATACATTTCATCGATTTTACTGTCAGTTGGGGAGACGGGACTACAAGTATTTTATCAACAACTGGAATTACCGCAACAAAAACATATTCATCCACTGGCGAAACAACCATATCAATTTCAATCAACACACCATGGAGTCAGTTTGAAACTAAAAAGAAAGTACAAATACCTTCAAATACCACTGTCTCTAACCCATTAGGGACATTCTCGGGGTTCACGATACCATACACCAACATATCGGGTCAAAGTCAAAATTATCTAAACGATTTAGACTATAATGGAACCAACACAGGTTATACCACATTTACATATGCTGCAATTGGTAAAAGTAAAATTAGCGAATTAAAATTATACGGTTCAAATACATACTCAGGTGTAACTACAGGAGTAACAAATGGTGTGGCTTACAGTGCATACACAATTGATAATTTGTATTATCAAGATTTTGAGGATGGAATCACTACAATTACTGGTACAACATCAGGATTTACAAAAGAAGAAGTCATCAATAAGGTTATTACAAGAAATGAACATTTCTTAGGATTTATTGATGAACCAGTAATCTATTCTGACATTTTTGTTGAAAGAGGAAAACAAGGTGTAATGGAAAAAACATTACGATTATCTGAAATTGACAACACAGGTGAATTATCAATTTACGGAAACGGATATTTTAATATTAGAAAACAATAATTTTCATATTTATTATAAAAAAACATGGCAGTAGGTAGTTACGGTATAATTAGACCATCAGATGTGTCACCCGAAGACGTTGAAATTTACTTTCATTACGTTGCGGATAGAAATAGCACTTCGACTGTTACTCTTAAGAAATTAAGTTCAGCTGAAGTATTAACCCCTGTTTATCATAATTCGAACACCACGGATGATACTTCAGCACCTAATGTTGAAATCTTAGGTGGATTGTACAACTTAAAATTAACCGCATCCGATTTTGCGGATTTAGGTGTATATACACTCCATATAAGACCAAAACAAATAAGAACTTCAATTACTGATTGTGGAATTTTAGCGTCTCTACCTTCAGTTAGAGGATTGGTCATTGATTTATCCAATGTTCCTGCTGATGATAGAAATAAATTTACACCACAAGGACTTGTTGGATATAGAATTGAGTACATTAATTCATCTGACAATAAAAAAATTCCAAATTTTTATAGAATCGTAACATCTTCGTTCTACTGTACACCAATTGTTTCAAATTTAACAAGTACATCACAAAAAGCTATCAGATATCAGTATAGTGAACAGGCAACCAATTTGATGTTTTTAACAGTAACACCATCTTCAGCACCAACAAATAAACCAAATACGGTTCCATTTATTGGTGTACCATCACAAAAAATCATATTAACAAACACATATTTAAATCCCACCACAATTGAGGTAGAAATGGTTGAACATGATGCTTCAACATTGGCACACGCTCTTTATGGTAATCAAAGTAAAGCGGTTTCACAAGGTATCTATACCATCTATGACAATAATAATAACATCTATAGACAATACAATCTTTACGAAGTTAAAGACGAATTTAATGAAACATTATATGAGATTCGTGAAGAAAGAAATGACGTAGACGAAACCTTAAACTTTGATACTATAACAGAATAATGGCAAGGAGAAAAGTACCGAGTCAAGCGTCAAGCGGAGCGGAAACATTTAATGATTTCTTAGTTGGTAGACAGATAACTGATGGTTCATCTGCACTAACCAACACCGTATTTGCGCTTGATAAGTCTATCCCTGACAAAGATTCTAAAAATTTTACGAGTAACCCATTCTCTCAATTTTTAACATTAGATACGTTAAAAGAGGTTGAGGGTATTCAAACAACATCAGCAACACCAAGAAAAAAGAGAACTGACGAAGTAAGGTTTAAGGGCAACAAAAAATATGCCGATAAATCTTTATTTGGTTCGTTAACAAGTAGAATTTTAGTTTCATTAACTAGAATTATAAACAAGTTTCCGGGTGGAATTTCAATCTTATCGGACAGTCCTATAGGTGTTTCTAATTACAGTGCTAGTGGAATAACATATAACGATAGCACCAATACCACAACTTTTTACATCGAAAGAAGTAAAATATTCAATCCTTTTGATTTAGTTTTTGTTGAGCCTAATTCAGTAGTTAAACCAGAAACTGAAAACGAATTAAGAAATTTTTATTCGTCTTATACAAAATATGTTGTTGTTACAAATAACACACCATATCCAATTTTAGAATACAGCGAACCGAATACAAACAATAGAATTTACTTAAAGGTATATGGACAACCATTTACTGGTTCAACATATTCAGAAAATTTATTGATAAGACCAAACGATGGTTTAGTTGAAGAATTTTTCGAAGGGTTAGACGATTTAGAGGAATCACTTTTAAATAGAGAAACAAATCCAATTTATACTTCATCATTTAAAGTACCGAGAGATGTTCAAGACAATTCAAAAACATCTTTGGTTGATGTTGTAATAACTTGGCCAATATCTAATGATGGTTATAACATACAAATAACCGGTTTTGATTACGATTTATATGTTGGTAAATTAAAAGATATTGCTGATGAGATAGATGTGTATAAATCTAATCTAATGGTTAGATTTTTAGCTGCACCACAGTTATTTGAATTTGACACCGAAGATAAAAGAGCTGAAAGTGTATTTCAATTATATGGTCAAAGCTTTGATAGTGTAAA